TATCGTACAATGTCGAAATCATCCTGAAAATCGTTGACGCTAATGGTTGACGGCTGCCTAACACAAATCTTACAACTTCCTTTACCGTAAAGCACCATTGCCTCATGTTTAGTCATTAAAAAACTCGATCCTGCTATTGCCAATGCCTTTATCCGTTGGTCTGCACCATTATGCTTAAACACAACCTCAACCGTGTTCATAGCTAGTTTTGACGCAAACGGTTTAGGGTGAGTTCCGGGGCTATGTATCGGCGTTTGCACAGGAACACTAGCCCATACATCTTTACCTTTGACGGGCTCGTCACCAAAGCCTTGGGGTTTAAACGTTTGCAAATTGCCAAGAACTCGTGCCCCCTTCAACACCACCACGGCTGCTAATACGGCGGTAAAGAACAACACGTATCTTCTATGAGTGGAGAACCATCGCATATAGTAAGAAACGCAACGTTCCCAAGTCCATGTGACAGTGTCTTCAACAACACTACAAATCGGCAACCTAACCCTATGAACTATCTCAGAATTACCCAAAACTGTCAACACTCTTTTCTCCACAACGATATACGCAATATACATGACTATCAACAATTGCTCCACAAACATCCAGTTACAAATCAACCAATAATAGGTATACGTCAACGCGTCACAACGTACAACAAAATACATAGCTAGTAATACCACATGATAATGTTCCTGAACTAGATTTGCTATACTTGCCAATAGGGCCGTTCTGTATCTTCGCTCCAATTCATCGGCTAATAGATTATAAATCAAATGACAAATAATAGCCTCTTGCAGTGGCATTGACATCCAAATGTAGTGTAAACACAACGGTAGTAGCCTCATAAACCAAACGTCACTACCAAACAAAGCAACATATGCCACATACTCAAACATGGGGAAGCCTGCACCAAATCTCGTACGCTTGAATAATTCTTCCAAGCAAACGGAAGACAAAGCTGCGCAAGTAGTCAAGTAACGAGGAACCCAATCTAAGCGATACTCAATCAGAACTTTCATGCCCAAATTATATAAGCTCGCTGATCCACTAGCTACACTTGGGTTCCTGCAACCACGATATCTACAAAAACCGTCTACATCTGCTCCAACCATATAACATTTGCGGCATATTGAATACGCACCAGTCCCACAATTCCTTTGGTTCTTAGCTTCCGACTTTGCGTGGGCGTACCACATCGAAGACATCTGCATCAAAAATTCGTGTGTACTACCAGTCTCAAAAATAGTTGAGCGTATCACTCTGTCTCCATTTACAATGTACTTATACATGTGAAATTGCCATGCATCAACAACTTGCCCCTTCTGATCTTGATAAGGGGAAAATTGGGAAACTTTCTCAGAATCTAACTGCGTGGAACCATCCTGAACAAATCCATCTTTGACTGTTATTTCCACAAACACATCTATTCTTCGAAATATAGCAGCGGAATGTGCAGCAACTTGCTCAACAAACATAGTCGGTGTGTTGGTTGTTATTCCAATCAAAGACTGGTTATGGAAAATCTTGCCTTTTCTATCTAAAGAAGCTTGCTGGGTACTCGCTGGTGCTATGTTTATTATCTTTATCAATTTCTCAATCAACGTGGCTATGTGAGATCCAGTATTCACTTTCGGTCCAACAACCGCAACATCATCAAATATAAGACCCCACTGGCTATTAGAAATCTCAGTATCATACATGTCAGTCGTATTACCCAACGTCGCGTACGCATGCGCATTGTAATCCAAGCCCGGTCCTCTATTTCTAACACTGAGCTCCGGATGCATCGGTGCATCAGCAACGTATTGCGATAATATCATACTCAGCAACGTTGTCTTGCCTATAGAAGAACCTCCGCCTAATAAAAAACAAAAGGGCTTTGGTCTTGTGCTTAATGACTGAAACTTGTTATTGGCTACATCTGCTACAAGTTTACAATTCGAGATTAATGCATCCAGCTCAACGCGTTTGTGTGGATTCCGCACTTTCCACACCTGATACTTATGTTGTATTTCTGTCAATCTCGACACACGAGTTTGCAACCATGCAGTGGGGTATTCCAAATTCAACATATCCATATTCTCTAATTCCGTCATAACAGTTTGCACTTCCTTGTTTGTTTCGGCCATCTCTTTAGAACAATCAACCAAGCAATCGAAGGATCCTGTACTGTATATTGTCTTAAGTGTCGTAAAAACCACTTCCAATCCTTCAAGTATACTGGAAGCCAAATCAGCGCCTCTAACAAAAGAATGAAACCTCATAGAATTGGACACAACACTAATAGCCTTATCCAATGGTACATCCTTCATGCCTAAAACTGTAATAGCCACTGCGCATAATGAAATTAAAGCCTTTAAAGCAGGATGGCTTGTAAAAAAGTCCTTGAGGTTGAAAGCAATACATCTTCCTATATTCAGCTCTTATCTTACTCTCAGCCCAGAGAATGGCGTTTTCACTATTCGCGCCCTTGTCCTCATAATGACGTGCAAGACCATAAATTTGTCTGAGTTCAAAAAATGAAAATCCAGGCAAATCTCTACACAATCTCCAATAAGCTTTATCGATTTCCAGCACTCTGACAGAATCTTCGTGTCTTTGCTCATTAAATCTCCGCTGAACAGGCATCTTCCAAATATCGATCATATCAAGTATGTGTCCAATAAATTGCGCTGGGCTCTTCTCACGGTTTGATGGCTCATCTCTCTCCGTATACAGCGAGTAAAATGCATCGAATACACATCTCAAATCATCATCACCAAGCATAACATCTCGCGCGGTGAAACTCAAGCCGAAATCGTCGCCATCATCGTGCCCACTTTCGTCACGCCTCTTCTGCATTAAATTTGTCATGGTCTCAACTATATAACTCACAGTGGGCCCTATGGTGGCATTATTGTAGATATCATTTATGCTCAAAGCGCTAACATATTGACCTCTTAGCTGGGATCTCGCGAATGTTATAATGGATAACCAATGTGCTATTCCTTCCCCTTTCGCTATGTAATAATGATTATATAACCCGACAACCAATAATGTAACATCAAATGCTAGTTGTTGGGCATCATCAACTAACCCTTGGGCTTCTAAAACCTGAAGTTTAACCAAAGTGTTAAAAGCAAAAATTTCAGGATCACCAGTAATAAATACTGGGTCTCCCATAAACAGAAAATA